AGGCTGTTGGGCGACCGTGATGTGTGCTTCGTCGCCGGCGGCGTCTGGGGGGAAAGCAACGTCGGAATCGGCATACCAAAGCCGCGTGTTAGCGCCTGCTGGTGGATTTGGTGGCAGATGCTCAATCGAAGAACAAAACGACCGCCATTGCGGCCGTGCGAAATGGTCACCAAACTTACGTCGTGCGGCACCGTAGTTGGCGTATGTTGCTGTGGCGAGACCTTCGGAGAACCCGGCGATGATTGGTGGGACACCGGCAGCCGCCGCCATCCGGGTCTCGGCAATGCCTTGCAGGCCCCGAAAGTCCATTGCTTTGAAGTCGACGCCGACTGTCTGCACACTGGAACCGCCGCCGAGGATTAACGTTTTGTAGGCGTTTAGGGCGCCCTCGTGTTGGTCACGGAAATCGTCGGCGAACTCTTTGAACTCGTCGTAGTTGACGCTGGCGTCAGGCGTGATCACGATCGACGGGGTGGCGCCTTGTTCGAAGAACTTGTTTTTGTGGATGATCGCTCCGCGATCGGCCGAGACTTCGCGGAGAATCGGTGTCATCCACGACATGCCTCGAAAACTAGAGAGGGGGTCTGGTATCGGCGCCCAGTGCACGATTTCGTTGGGGAGGAACGTGACCGCCACTGCGTCCGGCCTTTCGCGGTAGATGAGACCGACGAACTCCAAGTCATGGGGGATGTGTGTGGAGTCTTTGGCGGTGACTTGGCTGCGGCTACCGGCGACGATGGTGCACCGGTCAGGCCGTAGCCGCCATATGCGACTACCGTCAGAGTACGCGTAGAAGTTGCCAGCGATGCTAGCGTCTTGTTCGGCTCGCCATAGCAGATCGCCCGTGGTCCCCCGTGGCCAGGGGCGTTCCAGGATTGAGAGGGACGGATGCCCGAACGTCTCGGCCGCTTGGCCTCCCTTGAATCGCTGCCAAACAAACCGGATATCGGAGAACAGCATCGCTCGTGCGAGCACGAGCGCGAAGATTGGGCCGCCGTTCGCGAACGCGTGGCGTGCGTAGTCTTCGAATCCGTCGCTGACTTCGTGGCCTGGTTGAGCGAGGGACGGGCGCAACCCGAGAGGGTAAGTGTTGCCCATGTACTGGACTTGTTCGGCGAGTGCTTCAAGCGAGCCGAAACGTTGACGGCTTGGCGAGTTACGGAATCGGGACACAAGCGACATGCCGCCTAGTCTCCCACGATCAGCGACGCAAACAACGCGAAGACACCAGCAAGGCCGACACCCCACCAGATGCCAACGATGGCAGAGACGCTCATTGTGACCAGGAGAGCACCTCCGATGGCGAGGAGGAGGTCGAGGGCGGACGCGATGCGTTTCATGTCATGCTCCACAGTTTGGCTCGTCGTGGGGTTTCGATTTCGACGTCTCGATTGTTGAAGGCCCCGACGGCGCAGATGCCGAGATCGATGTGTCGTACGCTGCCTTTCGAGTGTTTGACGGGGCGTGCGCCCTTGTTGTCGGTTTTCAAAACGATGTTTTCGATGTGGCGGCTCATAGCTAGATCACCGTCGTGTGATAGTTCTTCGTCGACGATTGCCTTGTAGAACTCTGTCCATGCGGGCACGATCCGATCGAGTGAACTGGTGTGCCATTCGATCATGGGGTAGCCCTCTTCGTTGAGGACTGCGGCCGAACGTTGCCAGCGGAACGGGTCAAAAAGGCAGAGCCGGGCGCCATGGTCAAGGCATAGGCGAACGTCGTCCTCGACGGAAGTGACTGGGACACGCCAGTCGGGGCCATCGTTCTTCGTTTTTTCGTGGTGGGTGATGACGAATAGGTGGCCGTCGCGGGTGCAGCCGACCATGCCGGTCGAGTCACCGGACCATGAGCCGTCAAGGAAAACAACGGAGTCGTTGAGCGCGTCGAGGGGGACGTCGTGTCCGCTGCTGCTGCGCACGGTCTCGGCCTCGTTGTGTCGGGTCATGTCGGCAAGTCGGTGCCAGTAGCCGCCGGGGACTGCGGCTGTTTGACCGGCAACCCACATGTTGCATCGTTTCTTTTTGAATTCGGCTTCGTGGGTGCGGTTCACGGTCGATTCGAAATCAGCGAGACTTACGAGGTCGCCGAGCCCTGGGTTGGCGTCGGCCCATACTTTTGGGTCGCGGTGGTCGACGGGTGGTTGTTCGACGGTGCCGTCTGGGTGGCGGATGGGTTGTGGGGGCTGTGGTTCCCACCATGAGAAGAAGAACGTTGGGTCTTGTGTTTCACCGGCTGCGACTTGGCAGCCGTATTCGTAGAGTGTGAACCCGAGCGAATCGTTTCCGTAGCGGTCGATGGGGTCGCCTGCGGTGGTGATCCCAAGCATCATTGGTTCTTCGCGGGCGCCCATGGCGAGCGCCATGACGTCCCATAGTTCGGAGTCGGGTTGTACGTGGACTTCGTCGAACAGCACAAATGTGGGGTTGAGTCCTTCTTTGGTGAATGCTTCACTTGAAAGGACTTTGAACACGGTGTCTGTTTCGGGCCACACTAGTTCGTCGCGATAGGGTTTTACTCTGGCGGAAAGGTCGGGGTCCATCTCGACCATTTGTTTGGCTGCTAGGTACGCGATTTTTGCTTGGTCTTTGTCGCCAGCGCAGCAATAGACTTCGCCGCCACCGCGGCTCGTATCAGCGAACCACAGTGCGATCGCAGAACCTTTCGTTGTTTTAGCGTTCTTTCGGGGTAGCCCGTAGAGCCCTTGCCGGTGTTTGTAAAGACCAGTGTCAAGGTTGCGGGCTAGCAGCCGATAGATTTGGAGTTGCTGCCAGGGGCGTAACTGTATGAGTTCGCCTCGTTTGCCGCCGATTGAGTCTTTAGTGATTCGGCAGTGCTGGTTGATAAACGAAATGCATTCTGCGCCGTCCCCTGCGCTCATTTCGGCTTTTGTAACTTCTGAAGCCCATCTTGGAGTATGAACGTCGGTCATGTGAGGTCGTCAAGGTCAATAAATGATTTGGCAGCGGCTCGTTCTTGTTCTTCTTCGAGGGCGGCTTTGACTCTGCCTGCTGCGATGGCAGCTTTCGACTCGTGGACTTTGAGGCGGCTACGGCTGGCAGGGGTGACGCCAAGATGGTCGGCGACGGCGCGCCATTCCTTGACTAAGGCGGCTTTGCTAGACGCTTTCTCTTCGGGGTCGTTCATGGCGGCAACGAGAGCGTCAGTGGTCGAACAGAAAACATCGACCATCGGGAGGTCTTCTTCGTTCCACCAAAACGGTGTGTGTTCGATGAAATGCCGTCGGAGGTTGTCGCCCGCGCCACCGTTGAGGGTCGGGGTGACTGGCTTGTGGCTTTCGAAGTCGACTGGGTTGCCTGGGTCTGCGGGCAGTCCGCGTTCATTGCGGAGCCGTGGCCGTTCTTCGCGTGCCCGTGGGGTGGCATCGCTCATTCGTGGGGCCCTAACCTTTCAATCGGTTTCTTCCACTAGTGTGGCATGATTGCAGTAATCCTACGTGAGGACTGGAGTCGGCCCCCCAATGAGCTATGAGCCACGATCCCGAACCGTCCGGTTCGACGGAGACGCCGCGGCAGCGGGTCTCGGCCTCGAAGAGACTGACGGTATGACGTTGCGAGGGCTCGCAGTCCCTTTCAACTCACCCACCCGTATCGACTCTCAAAGGGAAGGTCTGTTTGATGAAGAGTTCGCACCCGGTGCGTTCAAGCGGTCACTTGGGATGCGGACCCCGGTTGTCCAGTTCCAGCACGGGCAACATCCGCTGATTGGTTCGCTCCCTATCGCCTCCGGCTTGAAAGCTGAAGAAGTGTCGGAAGGGCTTCGGATCGAGGCTCGCATGTTGGAGGCGGCGCTTTTCGAACCAGTCCGAGAAGGGATACGGGCTGGCGCGATCACTGGCATGTCGATCCGATTCCGCCCCCACAAAATCGAAATCGACGACTCTGGTGACATTCAGTTGCAGCGGATCACCGAAGCTGAGCTGTTCGAACTAGGTCCTGTGGTGTTCCCCGCGTATGCCGACACTGAGGTTGAGCTGCGCACGAAGATCGAACCGACCGACTTGGCTGCGGCCCTGCTTCGTTGGTCGGATTTGCCTCTTGAGGACAAGAGGTTTGAAGGGCCCGGCACCGCGTCAGAGACAGGCGCGCCAGCCGTACAGCCGAACAGCGGTAAGCACTCGGCCGAGACGTCTCGCACGCGAAGGGAGCGCATGCTCCTGCTGAACAGATCGAAGGAGATCATCCAATGAGCAAACTCCGTGAGCGGATGTCGGCAATCGTTGCCGAGCAGACCGCTCTCATTACTGCGCCTGATGACGCTGGCGATGACTGGGAGATGTCGGCAGAGTCCGCGGCCCGGTTCGATGAGCTACAGGCCGAGATCGACGGGACCGACGATGCACCCGGTTTGCGGGCCCGGATCGAGGATGACGAACGCCGACGTGCCGCGATCACGTCGAGCGCCGCGATTGCCGAACGCGGCGACGACGGTGCCACGTTCAACGTTAACACTCGTGACGCCGCAGACCCGTTTGAAGTGTCTGACATCACCTTGTTCACACCGCAGTCCGATATCCGAGGCCGGGCCGCAACCGCTATCGAGCGCGTAGAGGGAAACGTCCCTGACCATGTTCGCGAGCAGGTCACGCAGTCACTTGAGCGCATTGAGGGCGGTGTCGGGAACGCTGTTGCTCACCGTGTCCTCGGAACCGGCTCAAAAGCGTATCGTTCCGCGTTTTCGAAGGTGATGAGCGGCCGTAATTGGGCGTTGACCCCTGACGAGTCGCAGGCGTTTGAGCGTGCCCAGGCGATCGGCGCGAACGCTGACGGTGGTTTCGCGATCCCGTTCACGCTTGACCCGACGTTGATTCTCCAAAACGATGGAAGAATCAACCCTGTCCGGGGGTTGGCGTCGACCAAGCAGACCGTCACCAACCAGTGGAATGGTGTCACCACCGCGGGCGCTGTTGCCTCGTGGGACGGGGAAGCCGTTGAAGTGTCGGACGATTCGATCACTCTTGATCGGATCACGATCGACTGCCACAAGTTGCAGGTTTTCGTGCCTTACAGCTCCGAAGTCGAACAGGATTGGCCTGGGATGGAATCCGATCTTCGGACGGTGATGATGGACGCCAAGGATGAGGCTGAGGCAACGGCTCACATCACTGGCACCGGTACCGGCCAGCCGCAGGGCATCGAAGTCGGTCTCGACGGCACCGCGTCGGATATCACATCCGGTGCTGTTGGCGTCATTTCGGGTGCTGATATCAACACGCTGATGAACGCAGTGCCTCCGCGGTATCGCAACACCGCCGATCAGGCTGCTTGGCTTGGCACGTTGGCAGCCGCAAACGTCATCCGCGGGTTTGATACCTCCGGTGGCGCCCAGTTCTGGGTTGCGCAGGGGAACGGCACCCCGGAGCGTTTGCGCGGCTGGCGCTGGTTCGAGTCGTCGAAGGTCGACGCCCCGTCGGCAACCGGTGAATCTCCGCTGATTGTCGGCGACATCGCTGCCGGCTATTACATCGTGAACCGCATCGGCATGCAGGTCGAGAACATCCCGCATCTGTTCGGCAACAACAACCGGCCGACCGGGCAGCGCGGCATTCTCGCTTACCTCCGCACTGGGGCCAGAGTTGTCAATGCTGGCGCCATGCGAATGCTGACGCTCCAGTAGCCACCCCGTCCGATAGCAGAGGCCGATGGTGGGGTCGGCCTCTGCTATCAACTCCCCACCACCCCCGTTAAAGGAGCTGAAACTCATGCCCGCAGGACGCCCAAAGTTGATGCGATGCAAGGAATCGCACGGCAACGCCACCCACAGCTACCCGAGAGGGATGCTGTTGCAATCAAACCATCCGGCAGTCAAAGCAAACCCCGGACTGTTCGAAGAGGCCGCCACTCAAGTTCGCACTACCTCGTCGACACCGAAGGTGAGCGACTGATATGGCGTCCGGCTGGCAGCCCGCATACGTTCGTACCGCGGAACTGCGTTCGTACCTTGACGTCGCCGATGGCATCGACGACGCTGCAATGCAGCGAGCCATCGAAGCTGCCAGCCGGACCGTTGACCGCGAAGCAAACCGGCAGTTTGGCAAAGTCAAAGCCGCCCAGACACGTGAGTTCGAAGGCACGTGGAATAACCGGCTAGGGGTCTACGTCGTCGAAGTCGACGACATCCAAGACACCACTGGGTTGATGTTGACCGTTTCCGGTTCGACGCTGGCCACGACCGAATACCGGATGTGGCAGCCGAACGCTTTGGCAAATGGTCGACCGTATGAGCGAGTCCACGTGCGTCGTTTAACGCCTGACGACCTAGGTAAAGGACCAGGGACTCTCTCCGTCTCGGCCTTGTGGGGGTGGTCATCGATTCCAGAAACAATCAAAGAAGCGACACTCATGCAAGCGTCACGGTTCTTCGCTCGTTCCGACTCGCCGTTCGGTGTGGCTGGCTCCCCCGAACTGGGCAACGAACTGCGCCTACTCGACAAGGCTGATCCCGATGTTGCGCTCATGGTCCGCAGTTACAGCCGCAATCGGCCAATGGTGCGTTAGCCATGAATATCCAAGGGATCATGGCGGAGCTGGCCGAGACGTGCACCTCAATCGACCGCCTACGAGGCCGATCCTACGGTTACCCCGTCGAAGCTGGAAAACCGATCTTCGTGTCGGTCGAGTACCCCGAGACGATCACTTACGACGACCGTGGTAACGGATCGTCGTTAAGTATCCCGCTTGTATTGGTGGTGTCTCCACAGGTAGAACGACAAGCAATCATCGATTTCGCTCCGTTTGTGGCCGTGTCGGGACCTGAGTCAATCAAACAAGCGATCGAAAACCGCAACATCCAAACAGGCGGCCCCGACACCTACGATTCGGCTCGGGTTCAAGAAGTCGACTTCAGAACGTATTCAATCGCTGGCCAGGTGTACCCGGCTGCGATTTTCACAATAGATATTCTCTATTCACAGACTTGATGTTTGAAAGGCCAGGACATGGCACGCAAGCACGGAAAAACAACCTTTGTGAGCGTTGGCGGCACTGATCTGTCACCGTTCATAAACGACAGTGAACTTAACCAGACAGCCGAGACGCACGACGTCACCGGCTACAAGGACGCCGCTGGCACCGACATGTCCAAGGAATACATTGGCGGGCTCACCGACGCCACATTCACGATGGACGGCTTTTATGATGACGGCGCCACGAATCCGTCTGAGGTTCTACGGCCCTTGGTGGAGGCGGCAGCGGCGGTCGCGATCATTCGTCGTGTCGAGGGGACCGGTTCGGGCTTGCCGGAACAAACCTTCAACGCGGTCCCAACGGGCTACACCGAGACTGCACCGGTTGGCGGCGAGATTACCTGGTCGGCCGAATTCCAAGTCACCGGCCAGGTAACCGAGACCACCCAAGCCTAGTCTCTGTTGCTATGACGGATGTTCCCACCACTTCCCCCGACGATGCCTCAGAGCCGACCACCGTGGTCGGCAAAACAGCCTTGTTCGCGATCGCGGACGCCGGGCCACCGACGGCGGTGGTCGAAGTGGAAGGCGTGGGTGGCTTCAAAGTTCGGGGCATGACCCGAGCCGAACATCTCGACGTCGGTCAACGCGCTCAAGACTCTCTCGTCGCGGCTGAACGGTACATGCTGGCCACGTGCCTCGTTGAGCCATCACTCACAGACAGCGAACTGAAAACCCTTTATGGCAGGCTGCCATCGAGCGTGTTTGAACCACTCGGCGACAAAATTCGGGAACTGTCCGGGATCGACAGCGACAACGAAGACGAAGCCGACAAGCAGGTGGTTCACAGGTTTCCGGAATAACCCCGGTCTCGAATTCGATTATCAGCTTGCCGAAGAACTGAGAATCGGGACGGTCGCTGAGCTTCGAGCCCGGATGTCCGCGATCGAATGGCAAGAATGGCGAACCTACTACAAACGCAAATTTCAACGTGAAGAGCTAGAAGCAGCGAAAGCGAGGCTGCGTGCCAGCAAGTGAACCAATCACTATTGACGGTCTCAGCGATTTTCGTAAAGCGTTGAAAGATGTTGACGGTGAGCTAGCAAAGCTGATGCGTGTCGCTCTCAACGAAGCAGCGGAAGCGGTAGCTCAGCGTGTACGCCCCCAGTTCCCGCACCGTCTCGGCTACGCACGCAAATCGGTTCGGGCGTCGTCAACACAGAAGGCGTCGCGTGTGCGAATTGGGGGCACGAAACGAGCCAAACATCCTGCGTGGCTGGATTTCGGTGGCCGTGTCGGACGTAAACACTCCGTGTCAAGGCCATTCAAACGCAAAGGCCGCTATCTCTTCCCAACCTACGAAAAGATGAAAAACTCTGATGAGTTGACTGAAATCTTGGACAATGGGTTACAACGGCTTGCTCGCCAGGCGGGCCTGCACATCACGAAAGACTAATCTTGGGTCATGGCTGGCAAGAACACAGCGATGCTCACCATCGCAGGCGACTACAAACAGTTAGTGAAAACGCTGAAAGGCGCGGGTGATGTCGTCGAGGATTTTGCTGATGAAGTCGGTGATGCCTCAAAGAAGATGCGACGATCGGCTCGTGACCTAGACACAGTTGGTGAAGCGGCTGGTGATCTGGATTCCAGGGCGATGGGGTTCCGTGACGGGATCACCGGCATCCAAGACCTTCGTCAAGGTTTGAAAGACCTAGGCAGTGGTGACACCGCTGGCGGCCTTCTGATGATCGGCCAAGGTGTTGGCGATCTAGCGTCAAGCGTCGAAAACCTCGGCGTACCCATGGCAAAAGCCGCGAAACAGTGGGCGTTAAACGCCAAGAAAATGATTGCCGCCAACACAAAAATGGTGGTGTCAAACGTGAAGTCCGCCACGAAAATCGCGGCGACGTGGGTAGCAAACGCTGCGCGGGCGACAGCCGCAGTAGTGGCATCGGTCGCCCGCCAAGTCGCCGCGTGGGCGGTCTTGGCCGCGAAATCGACGGTAGCCGCTGCAAAAGTAGCGTTGGCGTGGATGATTTCTATTGGGCCAATCTTGCTTGTCGGTTTAGCGATCGCTGGCCTAGTTGTATTGGTCATCAAATACTGGGACGAAATCAAAGCCGTGATCATGGCCGCCTACGAGGTTTTGAAATCGGCGACCGTAGCAGCATGGAACTTCATCAAAGACGCAATCGAGGGCCCGGTGCGGGCGTACATGGCGTTCCTCAAATTCCAGTTTGAAGCAGCCCGCAAAATAGTTGAAGTCGCATGGAACGTTCTGAAAACGGTGACGCAAACAGTGTGGGCCGCGATCCGGCAAGCCGTCGAAACAGCGGTTAGCGCGGTTGTCGGCGTGATTCGCCGTCAAATCAACATCGCGAAAACAGTGGTCGAAGGCGCGTGGCGTGCGTTGAAAGCCGTAACCCAACTAGCGTGGGCAACAATCAGGCAATTCATTGTGCGCCCGATGACAGACACCGTGAACACCATTCGAACCCTTATTGATCGTGTCGTCGGTTTGTTCCGAGCGTTACCGGGCCGTATCCGCTCAGCAATTTCTACGGTCTCGTCCGCGATCACGGCCCCGTTCCGCAGGGGCATCAGCGGCATCCGGTCGGCGTGGAACCGGGGTGTCGGCGGCCGAGGATTCACAGTCCCATCGTGGGTGCCTGGTGTCGGCGGCCGAGAGTTCCGAATCCCACGTCTCCACTCCGGTGGCATTTACCGGCCACACGGCCGCAGGGAAGGGCTAGCGTTGCTTGAACGCGGTGAAGGAGTGTTCACTCGTGAACAAATGCGGGCACTCGGCGCGGGAGCGGCGCAAACCCCTACCGGGTCACCGACGTCAGTGCTGCACATCAACGCCGGTGACAGCCAGTTAGACCAACTGTTAGTGCAAGTTTTGCAGAAAGCCGTGACTAACGCAGGCGGCATTAACGTGGTGTTCTCACCGTGAGCGTCATCCGAGGAAGGGTCACGACCACAAACACGGTGCCAGTGTCTGGCGTGTCAGTGTCGATCAGTGGCGGAGCCGTTGGGTCAACATCGACCGATGTCAACGGCTATTTTGAGTTCGCTGGTGTCGCCGATGGCACATCAACAATCACCGTAACAGCACCCACTGATTCCACAATGCCGGGAGGCGCGGCCACCGAAAACCGAGACGTTGAAATCGTGTCCGCCACGCCAGCACTTGGCGTCGATTTCTCAACTATCCCAGACGTCCGCCAACCCCACGACGTCCAACCAACCGTCGAAATTTTCATGGGTGACGAATGGGTCGACGTGTCATCCCCCGAATTGCGCGCCGGGCAAGCCGTCAACGTCCGCCACGGCCGCACCGACTGGGCGGCCGCCATGCAAGCCGGTGCAGCATCGTTCTCCCTCGACACAAGAGACGGGGCCCTCTCACCCAACAACGACACCGGCCCCAACTTTGGAAACCTCAAACGCAACGCCCCAGTCCGCATCGCCGCCGACATCGGCCTAACACACGCACGCCACCGTGGCTCAACATCGCCGTCAGCGAAAGACGTCGTTGAAACCCCTTCAACCGGCGCGCTTTCCATCTCAGACGTCGGCGATTTCCGTGTAGCAATCGATTTCGAAAGCGACCTCGTTGATGGGGTCACTAACCCGATTCGGCTCGCGAAAATGTTTGACGGCACCAACGGATTCGAATGGGAACTTTACCGATCCGACGAGAGCGTAGAACCTTACATTTCCGCGATCCGCTGGTACGACGGCGGCGTCACCGAAAGCGCCGCAGGTTTCCTCCCACGTTCAATTATCGAAAACGAAGCGTGTTTGCGGGCCCTAGTCAACCCAACGGCAGGCACAGTCACGTTCAGCTACATTCTTGACTCAATCGATCTTGACGCCACCGACTCTTACGTTGTGCCCACGTTCGGCACCGTCACCGGGCTTAACACGGCAGTCGGGATCGGTTTAGCGTCAACACCGCTACACGTCGGCGGCGACAACACCGACGGCACACACATCCCAGTCCCCGGCAAAATCCACGGATTCCAAATGCGTCAAGGCGACAATGGCGCCAAGCTAGCCGCTTTGGAACCAGCCCGCTGGGACCGTGCTTCGACAACATTCATCGACGAAGCAGGCCGCACCTGGGCCGTCTCGGCCGATGGTGAGATCACATCAAAACAATGGCGGTTCCACGGTGAACTCTCATCGCTGCCAGTGCGATCCACGCAATCAGCTCGCGATCATGTCCTCAACGCTGAAGCCGGTGGCCTCCTTCGTCGCCTCAGGCAAGGCGACCCGGTGCTTGGCTCTCCGCTACGACGCGGAATCTTGCGGACACCCGGCATTTCCTATTATTGGCCATGCGAAGAATCCGGTGACCAACTCACCATCCTAGGCGCAGCGATAGGCGATGAACCGCTACGAATCGCAAACGGTTCAGTCAACACTGCTTCCTATGACGGTTTTGCTTCATCATCGCCTATCGCTGAAGTCGGCGACGGCCGATGGGACGCCGAACTCGTCATGGCGAACTCGGCGTGGCAACTTCGATTCAGCCTTTATGCGCCCCCGGATTCGACAATTGTTGACGGTGACATCATCTATGTCCAAACCGTCGACAATTTCGGATGGTCAATTTCCTACGACTCGACCGGTAGCGGCTCACTACGGTTACAACGCACAAACGATATTGGTGCTGTTCTTTACGACTCCGGTGGGGTCGGTTTCAACGCAAACGGCAACCCAATGCGCATCCACCTTTCGGTTACCCCGAACGGTTCTGATGTTGACATCGATTGGCAAGGCCGACTGGAAAACGGTTTCGTCGGAGGGATCACGGAAACCGCCCCGAACATCACGATCGGGGAACCAGCCGCGATCGGAGTCAACCCACTCGGCGGCGCTACCGGCCTCGCAATCGGGCACATCACAATGCGGAACGGCACCACCGACGTCTCCGAACTCGAAAACGAACTATCAGGGTTCGTCGGCGAAACAGCCGCCGCCCGTGTCCGCCGTTTACTCGACGAAGAAGGCATAACAAACCGCATCGTCGGCGACATCGACCAGTCGATGCCGATGGGCCGCCAACGGGCCCGCACACTCGTCCAACTACTCGAAGAGTGCGCCGCGACCGACCTCGGCTACCTTTACGAACTGCGTGAAACAGTCGGGCTCGGCTACCGGACACGAACCAGCGCCCGTAACCAAACAGCGACAGTCTCGTTGGACGCTTCGGCCTCCGAGCTGTCTCGGCCCCTAGACCTCGACGTTGACGACAACGGCCTAGCAAACGATTGGACGTTGCGCAACGAATCCGGCGCCGAAGCCCGCTCAGTTCTTGACGACGGCTCCGATCTCTCCGTCAGCGCCCCACCCGTCGGGGCAGGCCGCTACGAAACTTCAGCGACAGTTAACATCGCTGAAGAACAAGACTTGCCATGGCTCGCAGACCGATATCGGGAACGAGGGACCGTAAACGAACCTCGGGTGTCGTCGCTTATGGTGGGATTGCATCGCCCCCGAATGCCGTCGGGCAAGTTAGCGCCACTGCTAACAGCCCGCCTCGGAGACCGGATCGATGTCAACAACTACACCGCAGTTGTCCTCGGATCGGCACCTTCGGTTCAGCAAGTATTGCAGGGCACAGCCGAGACCTGGGCGCCAAAACGGTTCGACGTGAGCTTGTTGACAACTTCAGCGTCACCGTGGTCGCTAGCGGAACCAGTGTTGCCGTCCAACGAAGGCGGTGGCCCCGTCACACCGTCAAGTTTTAGTTACCGGTGGGAAGACAGATCCGTCTATGTGGAGCCTGACCCGACGGCGGCCGCCGGGTCAGCGGGCAAAGTCAAAGCCGACGAGCTAGGGATCACGTCGCGGGTAGTGGTGACCTCAAAAGCAGAGTTGGACGCGGCGGTCGCGGCCGCGGTGCCGGGACAACAAATCTACGTTTCGACTACCATCACCGTCGCAGCCGGAGCCCGTGTGCTCGACGTCAATGGCTCCACAGGAGGTTCAGGGGCACTCAACGGTGCTCTAGTGGTAGGCGCCGGTTCGTCCCCTGACGGTACGGTCGGGGCACCCATTATGGTGACGTGCGCTCCTGGCGCGTGGCTTGACGGCGGTCTGACACCGGGCAACGAGAACGCCAACAGCCGATGCGCCTACCTGAGAGGTGTCGGCCATTGGTGGCTTTATGGCGTCAATATGCGGAACAGCCAATTCCACGTCAACTATGACCAATGCCCCGGCCAAGGCGCCGACCCGATCCGCGTCTGGTACGGCGTCTACGAAGACGCCGCGCACTCAGCGATTTCGTTTAGCGGCTATTTCCAATCCGTCGATCCGGCAACCGGGTCAGCATTATCGTCAGGCTCGGGCGGAAAATACGGGCACACCCGCCACGTTTCAGCCAAATACAATCGCGTCGAACGCTGCGGAGTTGGTAACAGAGCGTTTGGTGAAGCGTTCTATATTGGGACGGGGACGTCGCTTTCGTACACCGCGACCCAAAGCCACGATATTGAGATCGAAGCGAACGAGATCGTTGAGTGCACGGCCGAAGCGCTCGACGCGAAGATCGGCTGCTACAACATCCGGTTTGTTGACAACCTGATCCGTGACTGTTCTGGAGACGCCCCCCCAGCAAACACAAGCAATGTGAACTGGGGGTTGCCTGGTGGAGTCCACTTGTGGCCACCGTTCGGTTCCTACGACCTGCCATCGGGTTTCAACCCCAACTTGTATGTTGCTCGCAACCGGTTTGTGCGATGTTCAGCGACCGACCAGAAGTTCCCTTCAGGGTTCGTTCTTGTTTGCCATCGAGGGACGATTGTTGTCGGCAATTACTTCGAGGCGTGTTCGATTCCGAACACGCCAATGATCCGGGTGTATACCGAATCCGATCACAGTTTCGGTGATACCGGGTTTATCGATATCGCGAACAACACGTCGAAGGTGACCGACCGGGCGTTGCACGACATCCTCATTTCAGGGGATAACCCGACGGAGCTGGTGAACGCCACCAACAATCGGGTGTCGTCGGACAACGTGGCGTTGGCATCGGTGGAAGGCGCCGAATTTGTTGTGAACGGCGGCGACTTCGGTGATGATGGCACTGGCTATGAGGGTGCGACGGCTTACCCGGCGGCTGGTGGCGCTCTTGATGTTGCTGGTGTCAACACGAGAGCGTATTGGGCGACGGATTTTGCTCAGGTCGCGGTTACGGCTCCGGTGAACCCTGGTTGCCGCCAGTTGGCAGGGGTGTGATGTGCCGTGAAGAGTGGACTAGCGTTAGCCGGGACCTTGCCCCCATCTGAGGAGAGTTAGTAAATGGTTCCATCGTCCAAAGTCACTGTTGGTTTTGTTGTTGGTCTCGTTGTCGCGTTGGTGCAGTACGGCGCGAACTTGGCTGGCCTTGAGGTTGCCACTATTGACCCGGCGGACGCGCCTGGTGTGCTGTTCACTCTTTTGCTGGCTGCTGGGGCCGCGTGGTTGAAGCCGGAGAACCGGCCGAGTAAGTCGGCGGTCGAGACCTTGCAGGAACGGGCTCAGGGCCGTTAATCTGTTAGAGCAGCACTCGCTCTCGCTGCCACCCTGACATGTGAAGTCCCTTGTCCCCTTATTTATCGCTGGGGGGCAGGGGACTTCACTGTTTTTCTGGTGGGTGGAGTTCTCGCTCAAGGAGGGCGACGCGTTGGGCGAGTGATCGGCGTGCGGTTTCGGACTCGATGAGTTTTGTTCGACAGGCCGCGAATTCTTGTTCTATCGAGATGTGGCGTTCCAGGAGACGCTGGTAGCGCTCTTCTTGCGCGTCGAGGCGGCCTTCCATTTCAGCGACGCGTTGGTCGGCTTCGTCGGCGGACTGCTGGTAGCGGTGGCTGGCGTCGGTGTAGGCCCTGCGGATGATGATTAGGGCGACGATGCAGGTTGTGCCGATGACGCCGAGTTGTGGCGCCAGTGTGAGCAGTCCTGTCTGGTCCATAGGTGGCCAGGATAAGGGGAGGGAGGGGGCCCCGACCGGCAGCGGGAGCGACCGGTCGGGGCCTGCTCAACGAAGCCTGCTGGGCGGTTGCAGTTCGTTGAGTTGATGAGTCGGGGCCGCCGCCGCTGGTGACCCCGACTCGAACCGCCATCGACGATAGTAGTTGTTGCTAGTGTTGTCAACACCGAATGCAGAAATTTCTCATTGACTGCTCTTGCACTAGCTACTATAATTGTTTGCCAACCCATAATTCTGTCATCAGATGATGTACATTGTCTCACCATGGCCAATCGACTGCCCAACCTTTCAAAGCCCTACCCCAACCTCCGCGGAGTAATGACAATCGCCGACGTCGCCGCTGAATCCGGCCTCTCAGCCCGCACAATCAGCATCTACAGGCAAAACAACACCTACAACTTCCCCGACGCCATTTTCCTCGTAGGTGATCGTCCCCTATTCGCAGCACAAGACATCCGCAAATGGCTAGCAACACGTGGAGAAATCCGAAGAGGAAGGCCACTACGTGAACCACCACCAAACGACGACTACCCCCCAGCCGCCTAAAACCAAAATCACCAGCGACCTCCTCCAACACGCAACCATGATGCTCAGCGGCGGCGCCCTCACCCTCATCGGCGTACTCACATGGTGGCTAAGCCAACCCATCGAAACACCAGCCACCCAAATCCCAAGCCTAAGCGTGCCCACACCCGAACGAGCCACCCCCACCACCGTGGGAGCCGTCTTGTCACCAATGCGGCTCACTACCACCACCGCCACTCCCGCACTCAGAGGGCAAATCGTGGCAGACACCCATTCGGCTCCTCCTCCGTCTCGGCCTGCGGCAACAGCCGAGACGGAGGAGAGCTTGCCACCATCAACCACAACCACAACCACCAAACCAACAACAACCACCACCGAACCGACCACTGCCACACCAGAAACGACAACAACTATCGAACCGACCACCATTGTCGAAGCAGTCACGACGACCGCGACCAGACCCGAGACCACTCGGGCGACCATCCCTTGGACACCACCCCCAACAACAGCGTTCACAACAACAGCTTCAACCCTCCCCCGACCCAATGAGGACTGACATGGAACGAACACGTTGGATAGCCGTCGGCACAGCCAGCATGAGCTTGGCAGCCGTCATCGGCTCCGCCGCAGCAATCATGCTCGCACTCGCCGAACCATGGGTAGGTGGCTCCATCGACCTAGCCCCGTCCGTGGTCATGTTTATCGCGACAGGCGCAATGCTCACGTTGGCGCTGCTGATCCTGAAAGCTATAGCCGAGACGGAGAGACGCAGACACGAAACCGACTTGGCGATTCGCCGGATGCGCGCCAAACGCCAAGAAATGGCGATAGTCACCCACACCAATGGCGAGTTGACAATCCAGCGGCCACATCGCGACGAGCCCTCAATCCGCCGACAGCAACTCCGAATCCGTCAAGTAGGGGCCGAAGCCCGAACCGGGTTCCCGGCGCCGACGCATCGACGCCAACCGATCGCGGCCAACGAATTCGCTGAACTGCTGGCAGCATGACCGACAACTGGGACGCTTCGTTTACTGGGCCGTCGCCATGGCTGGCGCCGGGGCCGACGCGTCGAGCCGCTAGGGCCGCTCTCAACGAGCGTCGGCGGGCTGAGGCGAAGCGAGTCAAAGAACGCAAGAAAGCCGAGGCGGCAGCTCGTAGAAAACGAGAACCTCTAGGCGGTCGAAGGAGAAGACAATGAGTCAGGGGAAATCGAATCGAGAGCGTGGGAAGCGAGCGGAGCTAGATGTCGTGCACGCAATGCGTGCGAATGGTTTCCCGCATGCTGAACGACGTGTTGTTAACCATGGCGGCAACGATATTGGCGACATCTTGGGCGCACCTGGGTTGACGATCGAAGTTAAGGATCATGCAACCTTGCGTTGGCCTCTGTGGCTGAAGCAGTTGGCGGCTGAGAAAGCGAGAGCGGGCTCTGATCATGCGGTGTTGGTCGCGAAACAGCGCGGGAAGGGGAATGCGGGTGAATGGTACGCGATGATGCCGTTTGATGATTGGTTGCGGTTGGCTCGGGCGGCTGGTTTCGGGGACGAGCCCTCCACTGAATAGCGCTTGCAATTTATTGCAGCTCATGCTATAATTTTTGTTAGCAGAGGAGGCCGCCATGATCAACCCCACACCTGCCCCCGACGAAGAACTCAAGGACCACCACATCCACCCAGTTATCCAAACGTTCGCGGCCTTGTGGAGTGACTTCCTGGATCAAGACGACCGTAACCGGCTACTGACACCGTTGATATGGGACACGATCGGCACCAACAACCAAGAGCCCGAAGTCACCAACGAGTTGGCGTGGATGACCGCCGACTGGTTGGCCCGAGTCCAAGCGCCAGCATGGCTACGACTCGCCGGACACGCCGAACACGCGGAATCGCTCGCCACGCTAGCCCCACTGACCGCGGACTCGACACCAAGCATCATGCCGACACTGAAAGCGGTCCGCTCCGAAGCAACTACCGCTCGGAACAAATCATGGGACGCCATTCAACGTACCGCCAGCGGCCCGGCTTGGCACGCTGCCACATGGAAAGCCGCCGATGACGCCATCCGGGCCACCGCTGGACGCGCCGCTTGGGCCATAGCACGGGACGACGATTTGGAATCCGGTGGGGACGACGCTTGGGTCATAGTGGCAACTGCCGCTTTGCTTGCAAGTTGGAACGTCGCTCGTAACGCTGATGAAGCCACCGCGCTGGCCACAGCTCAGGACGCGTTGAAGACAACCGTAACCGAGCTTCAAGACAGCGCAGCGGGTCTCCTTGCCCGCATGTGCACACATGCCAAAGCCGAAACCGATTGGAAGCCCCATGACTGATCTCACCGTGAAACAACTTCGTGAAATTAAACGTCTACACGATCTGTGGCTAAACGACGACCCTGACGGCAAGAGAGCCATTCTGACTGGTGTTGACCTGCATAACGCTGACCTGCGTAACGCTGACCTGCGTCGCGCTGACCTACGCAGTGTTGTCCTGCGTAACGCTGACCTGCGTAACGCTGACCTACGTCGCGCTGACCTGCGTCGCGCTGACCTGACCGGCGCTGACCTGCATAACGCTCTCCTGACCAGCGCTGACCTGCGTAACGCTGACCCGGCCTACGCTAACCTGCGAGAAGCTGTCCTGCGTAACGCTGACCTGAACGGCGCTGACCTGCATAACGCTGTCCTGACCAGCGCTGACCTGCGTAACGCTGACCTGCGCAGTGTTGTGCTGCGTAACGCTGTCCTGAACGGCGCTGACCTGCGTAACGCTGACCTGGCCTACGCCAACCTGCGTAACGCTGACCTGACCAGCGCTGACCTACGAGAAGCTGACCTGCATAACGCTGTCCTGACCAGCGCCAACCTGCATAACGCTGACCTGACCAGCGCCAACCTGCGAGAAGCTATCCTGCGTAACGCTGACCTGACCAGCGCCAACCTGCGAGAAGCTGACCTGACCGGCGCTGACCTACGTAACGCTGTCCTGACCGGCGCTGACCTGCGAGACGCAGTGTTGTCGACAGACACCCGATTCTCGGATGCGATCCTGACTGAGGTCATTGGTCTGATTTGGGCGCAGATCGGCCCGGTAGGCATCGGCCCAAGGACAACAACAGCGGTATGGCAGGACGGCCACACCATCCACCACGCCGGATGCTTCATCGGCACCCGAAGCGACTACATGTCCTCGATCGAGAACAACGAGTGGGAATGGCCTGAAGACCAGAAAACAGAACTTGCCGTCCGATGCCGAACCAGCATCCAACTATGCGAGTCCACCATTCGCGAATGGCTCGTCGCATGCTGACCAAACAAGAGGAACCAATGAGAGACACCACACCCGTTATCACCATCCCTGTCGACGAAACACTTAAAGCTCTCGATCACGGCCGCAACTGGATTCAAGATGCCTGGTTCGATGACAAAGGTGGAATGTGCCTCCACCAGGGCATCCGCCAATGCGCACAACAACCCGGCGATGCCTACATCATCGAAGCCGTCGCCAACCAACAAGGCTGGGGCATCGACTGGAACGACACCCCAGGCCGAACGTTTGATGACCTCAAGTCTCGGCTCGTTGAACACCGCGAAATCTTCCCCGACGAACTGGAAGCAGAGTTCGGCCCAAACTGGCAGTCCATCGTTGCGTTGGCCCGACAGGCCGCGACCCTCACCAAACAAGACACCCAATACCTCACTTGGGACACACAGCGGTGGTCACGCAAACTTCTCATCGCCCGAGAAGTCGTTTCAGAAATTACTGCTCGAGCCACCGCCAGGAGAGTCGCTCGGGCAGCCGTGCAGGAAGCCGTTATCGACACCATTGATAGCCCCATTGCTATAAGCGCTGTTGCGGACGCTGCTCGTGCGATTGTCGTGCGTGACCTAATCACCCAGGAACACTACGACATACTCACCGAAGCATGGCGATCGATGTTCCCCAATTTCGACTCGATCTCATGACTCACTTTCCCCCAAACCTTCGCCTCAACGGTGACCAACTCGACGCTTGGCATCGCGACCTCACCCTCAAAGCCGGATCGCACGACACCCCCGAGGGCGGCATGTGTGTTATGGAAGCCGTCGCTTGGATCACGGGCGACTACTTCAACGCCACCCCATCCTGCGTCCACTCCATCATCCGATCATTTGCGATGTCATGGAACGACGCACTTATTGACAACGACCGTGATCGGCTACTGAAGCCGTTGATGTGGGACATGATCGGCACCAACAACCAAGAGCCCGAAGTCACCGACGCGTTAGCGTGGATGACCACTGACTGGCTGGTCCGAGTCCACGCGCCAGCATGGCTGAGACTCGCTGGACTCACCGAACACGCGGAATCATTGGCTTTCTCCCCTGCCCTGACCGCAGAGTCGGTAACAGAGATCATGCCGATATTGGAAGCGGCCAGTTCCGCCGCGATCGCTGAACGAGACAACGTTTGGAGCGGCATCCGGGACATCTTTCATGGCGCCGCCTGGTTCGCGGCTGGCGTCGCCGTTCGGGAAGCTGGTGGGCCCGCCGCTAGGTCCGCCGTTGCAATCGCCACTAAAGGAGCGGCTCAGGACAGCACTGAGGGCGTCATTCAGGAAGCTGCCAAGAGCGCTGCTGAGAACGTCGCATGGAACGCCGCTCGGACCGCCGCTTCTATTTTTGCTCGGGACACCACCTCAGCCGCTCAAGCCACTTGGGAAACCACCTCCAAACCCACACGAGACAGGTTGCAGCCGACCGTAACTGAGCTTCAAGACAGCGCAGTCGATCTTCTCACCCGCATGTGCACACATGCCAAAGCCAACTCGTCGATCGTCTCAGAACCTCACGGAGTCACAAGCAAGAGGTCTGACTGATGCCGATAGCGTCCGCCCGATACGTCATATGCAGCCGATGCGGCGATCCCGCAGAAATCGTGTTCGGGGACGCCAAGACGGCTCGGCAGGTCGCCCGATTGCAGGGCTTTATCTGCAACCGCTCTGGCGATTGGTGTGGCCGATGCTGGCCCGGCGTCGACGAAGGCTGGGTCTTCGATTTCTGGGCTGAACCCAACGGCACAGACCGCCAGGAACTCCTCGTCGGCTCGGTCGGTGAGATGCCGTCCAACCCAAGCGATGGTGACCGTTGTTGGGTTCGGACCCGATGGGGTGTCGCCTGGTTTGGGTGGTCGGAGTTCGATCGGGAGGATCTCAGGCAATTCGTGGAGCACGCATGACAACAAACCGGACCAACCTCCTTCTCAACGGTGACGAACTCGACGCTTGGCATCGCGACCTCACCCTCGAAGTCGGAGCGCACGACACCGCCGCAAGCGGCATGTGTGTTATGGAAGCCGTCGCTTGGATCACCGGCGATATCTTCAACGCCACCCCATCCTGCGTCCACTCCATCATCCGATCATTCGCTACCGAATGGAACGACAGTCTGACGAATAGCGATCGTGATCGGCTCCTCAAACCGTTGATGTGGGACATGATCGGCACCAACAACCAAGAGCCCGAAGTCACCGACGCGTTAGCGTGGATGACCACTGACTGGCTGGTCCGAGTCCACGCGCCAGCATGGCTGAGACTCGCTGGACTCACCGAACACGCGGAATCATTGGCTTTCTCCCCTGCCCTGACCGCAGAGTCGGTAACAGAGATCATGCCGATATTGGAAGCGGCCAGTTCCGCCGCGATCGCTGAACGAGACAACATTTGGGACAGCATTCGAGGCGTCTTTCATGTCGAAATCTGGTCCGCCGCTGGAGTCGCCGTCCAGGAAGCTGGTGGGCCCGCCGCTGGGGGCGCCACTAGAGAAATAGCTTGGGATGCCACTCAGGATGCTGAGATCGCTGCTGAGAGCGCCGCATCAAACGCCGCTCGAACCGCCGCTTACATCGCTGCTCGGGACGCCATTACAGGCCGTCCCGATCAAGCCGCTCGGGACGCGTTGAGGCCGACTGTAACTGAGCTTCAAGACAGCGCAGCCGATCTCCTCACCCGCATGTGCACACACACCAAGGAAGGCGCATCATGACACAAGCCGAGATGGAACACATGCGGGCACTCCTCAACCGTTCACTCAACGAACGCCTCGAAGACACCGAACTGGTTGAACTAGCTGAACTATGGGACCGGTTCACGACCGCCGTACGTTCGCAACCAAGTACCGTCGCTGAAATTGTGTCCGCCACAATCACGTCACTCGGGCCGATCATCTCGGTGCTCACACAACACATGGAATTGCAGGACACACATGACTAATGCGCCATGGCTCGACGAACCCACCGCTCTTGACGGCATTCACAACTGGGTCCCCTACGCGCTGCGACGAAAAGGGCGTGACGATGTTTGGCTTGGTTACGTTTGGGTGCCACACGGGCATCCGTGGCACAGTAAAGACACCAGTGACCTTCTCGATATCAACGTTCACGGTGGCATCACATTCAGCCGTGAACGTCTATTCTTTAAACATTTCCTCTTTGAACTAAACGGATCGTCAGGGCTGAAAGATGGCTGGTGGGTCGGATTCGACTGCGGCCACCCAGGCGACTTCATCCCATCTCAACAGGAAATGTTCTCCGACGGCACCTACCGGACCATGGGATACGCGGCCGCTGAAGTCAAACGACTCTGCACACAGGCAGCCAATGCTTGAACCAGCCCTCTTCGAGCCGCGAGCCGCCCTCATATTCGCCGCCACCGTCGCCACACTCACCGGTCTCGTCCTTGGATGGTGGGCAGCCAAACACCACCAAAACTAACCCCACCCGAAAGGCGCCACATTGGGCATCAACCTTGAACCGGCACGCACCGAACCACAACGAGACCGCTACGGCCGCTACATCCTCCCCGATACCAACGGCAACCCAATTTCTTACACCCGAGCCACCACCGTCGCGAGCACCCTCGAAGACAAACACGGGGTACACCAATGGGAAATCCGCAAAGCGATCAAAGGCGTTGTCATGTCCGACGCGCGCATCGCCACCGCCCAAGCACACAACCCCGACACCGACCGCGGCACCTACCGCGAACTCATCCAATCAGCAACCGACGCAGCCGGTGCCACCGACGCACGCCAACTCGGTTCCGCCCTCCACAAATTCACCGAAGAAATAGACCACGGCCTAAAAACAATTGACGACATCCCACCCCCCTACCAAGAACGCGTCGCCGCCTACTACACGAAAATAGGTGAATACGGCATCCACATCGAACCAGAAGGCATTGAACGCATCCTCATCGACGACAACGCCAATGTCGCCGGGACCGCCGACCGAGTACCGCTCATCTTTCCCGACGGTAACCGCTACATCGGCGACCTTAAATGCGGCAGCGACCCACTCCGGTACGGAGCCATGGCGATCTGCTGCCAACTAGCGATGTACGCCGGGCACACCGCCACCTACGACCTCAACTCCGGGAAACGGCAGCCACGCATCGACGTCAATCTCGAATGGGGTGTCATCATCCACCTACCCGCCAACGGCACCGGATGCGAACTCCACTGGGTTGACCTTACCTACGGCTGGGTCGTCTACCAGACAGCACTACGAGCACGCGAACTCCGCAAACAACCCAAGAGTCGGCATGCGCCGATCGTGCCCGCCATGGGGCCACCACCATTAGCATCCGGTGACCTGGCAGGGCCCGCGTGGATCAAAGAACGCATCCAAACAATGGCCGCCTACCCCGATGCGGTAGCAATGCTTCGAGAACACTGGCCCGCTACTGTCCCCAAGCCGTTCCCATCGGAAACAGCGACAGCCGAGATGGTTGCCGACATGAGCCGGGTTCTTCAAGTCATAGAAGACGCTCACATGGTGGCGTTCACAAACCCGCACCCAGGTCTACGACTGCAACCACCAACAAACCACAGGGGAACCAAGTGATGGAAGAAAAAAGAGAACATATCGATGTCACATTCAGATTCCCGTTGGCCCTTTACGACGCGTTACTTGATAAACCATCAGTCCCGGTTCAAATCGTTGTAAGAGAAGAACCCGACAGCCCTACTGGGCACCATCTCGGCATTTTTTCTGTTGACCCGGAAATGATGCTTCCAGTCGCCAGTCTTCTGGAATATTGCACAGCCGTCGCTACCTATGATGAACTCATAGTGCACTCTGGTGACTTTGAACCGGAGCACTTGTACCGGGGTCGGACGATGCGTGTCTTGGGAGAAATGATTCTTCGAGTGTTGGAAGAGCGAGACGAGGCGGACACTGAAATGCCCCATGATTTCCTGAAGTACGGTGCGCGTGCAACTCGTGATCTCATCGAGGTAAAAGCAAAACAGCTCGGTGTGGACATAAACGTTGAGGACCTCACACGATGAAATCAATTTCAAAAGGAACGAAAGAAGCGTTGTACTGGGTCGCAGCAGGGTTCTCCGTGCGCACCCTAACCGATCTAATCCCAATGTCAGAAACAATAACCCTTTTCATTCAAATGAACGTTGTGGTGTTAATGCTCCTCACCATGTTCGGCACAAAAGAGAAACAATCACCCGTGCGGGCATACGCTGAACTCTACGTAGACCGCACCGGACAAACCTTCGTCGTGCTCCGCAAAGGAGAAACAATCATCCCACCCGACCTACTCGAATCGTTCGATCAACAAGAAAAAGAAAGGTAGGCGACAATGCCAATCCCACTAGGAAACGACGCAGGACCAGCAATCCCCGTCATGAAACAGCAAAACATTGGGGAAATCTTCTACGGCGGAATCATCAACTTCGAAACCCGAAACCAACTACGAGACAACGAACCAGTCCTACGAGACGACGGCAAACCAAAACAAGAACTCGTTGTCACACTCATCGCCTACGCAGGCACCAACATGGAAGCCCGAATCGGAGGCAACAACGAAGTCCCAACCGACGGTGAACACGTCCGGCTCATCATGTCAGGCGGCAGATTCAGCCAATGGATCGACGCCACCGACGAACTCAAACGATCCACCGGACGCGGAATCAACGTCGGCGATGTCGTCATCATGACCTCAACCCACGCCATCCGCTTCGAACCACGAAAAGGTGGACGTGAACTCGGACGGTTCGTCACCCAAGATGAACTCGCCAACTACCGGGCAACAAGCACCGCATACCACAACCGACAAGAATCGCTCGGCGTCCGCGGCGACCTATTCATCATGGCCCCCGAAGGCGAATACGCGCAGCTCGCCTCACGCGTACTGGAGTGCGAAGCCGCCTACGCGGCCAACAAAGCAACAGCACTCACAACTCCATCGCCACCAGCAACTCCTGCACCACCCCCAGCCCCTGACTTGGGTGACCTCGTGTCATAGCCCCCTCTGCCCCAAGGCAATCCATCCCACCCGAAGAGGCATGCGGTTGCCGTCAACTGCATGCCTCTTCCATGACTAGGCACCCCACCCCGAGAGAGCGCAGCCCCCCCCCTTGATGGCAGAACCACAAGACGTCGACGTTGGCGACAACGCAGAACGACTAGCAGCACAAGGCTGGCGAGTCGTCCCCATCGCCCCCGGAGAAAAATACCCACGGGGCCTACCCTCGTGGCAAACAACAGCAACCGACGACCTCAACACCATCCGCTCATGGTGGCAAGGCGACTACCGAAACCACGGAGTCGGGATCGTGTGCGGCGCCGACTCAGCACTATGGGTGCTCGATGTCGACATCAGCGACAACAAAAACGGGTCCGACACACTCGCGCTACTGATCAGCGAATGGGGGCCACTACCCGAAACGATTGTCGCTCACACGGGTGGGGGGGGCCTTCACTACTACTTCGCGTGGCCCGACGAGCTGGTGACGAACGGTAACGCCCGCCATCTCGGCCCAGGACTCGACATTCGGGGCGAAGGCGGGTTCGTTGTAGCGCCACCAACAATCCACCCAAACGGCCGCCGATATGAATGGTGGCCAAACCGAGACCCTTGGAGCGTGGAAGCAGCCCAAGCTCCTAGCTGGCTGATGAACATCATCTGCCCACCCGAGGAGGCGACCCGCGAACGGGCCGGTATCGCTCTTGAAGCACGTCGACCTGGTGTTTGGTCGCTTACTCATTTAGCGCCTGCGGATTGGGCACACGACCACCTGTCGTTCAGATCAGAGTTGGAACGTGCCGGTTGGCAACACCATTCAGCACCCCGACCTGAACAAACTTGGTGGACAAGACCTGGGAAAGAACCCCGGCTCGGTCATTCCGCAGTTCTGCACGCCAACGGGCCACTCGTCGTGTTCACCACCGAAGCCCCCGAACTTGAACCGTTGGGTCTGCCCACTTCGGATGGCAGCGCGTTCTCGATCTCTCTGTTCGATTTCGTTGCCGCTACCCGTTTCAACGGTGATCGTCAAGCCTGTGCACGTTGGGTGCGGTCGATCATGCCTCACACAACTTCGCAGCCAGCTACAGCGCCCACGAAGCCGTCAGAGGAACCTGAACCGATATCAACGTTCGAAGTCGAAGTTGTTCATCAGGTGGAACGGCTTCGAGTCCAACACGAAGCCCGCATACGGTTCGCTCGTGAACAAGCAGCCGACAGGGAAGCCGCGGTAGTCGTGTCCGGTGATGCGTTGTTTGATGTGCCCGATGACGTCCCGGCTATATGGGGCCGAGATGTGGAAGTGTTGTGGGCGCAGGGCGAGCCGATGGTGATCGTCGCTCCTTCTGGCGTCGGGAAAACCACACTCATGGGTCAAGTGGTGATGGGGCTTTGCGGCATCGAGCGGTTCAGCGAACCGCTTGGTTACCCGGTGAGGCCGGGCGATCGGGTGTTGTATGTGGCTGCTGATCGGCCTCAACAGATTATGAGGTCTCTGCGACGGCATATTGATGCATCTGACCAGGAGTTGCTGGCTGATCGGTTGCGTCTCTGGCAGGGGCCGCCGCCATCTGATCTCGCGTCTCGGCCGGAGACGCTGCTTGACATGGTGAGCACACACGGGGCTACGCACGTCGTTCTTGATTCATTGAAGGACATGGCAGCGGGTCTCACCGAAGACACGGTCGCGAACGGCCTGAATCGGGCGTTGCAGCTTTGTATCGCCGAGGGGATCGAGGTCGCGGCGTTGCATCATCAGCGCAAAGGGGTGTTGGGTGAGGCCCCGAAGAAGTTGGAGGATGTGTACGGGTCGACGTGGATTACGGCTGGTGTTGGGTCGGTGCTGTTGTTGTGGGGTGAGGCTGGGTCGCCGCTGGTGGAGTTGGTTCATTTGAAGCAACCGGCCGAGACGGTGGGGCCGATGCGGATTGAACATGATCATCGGCGTGGGGTGTCGCATGCGTTGGGTGGTTGGGACCCGTTGGTGTGGTTGCGTGGTCGTGGGTTGCAGTGGGCGACGGCGACGGAGGCCGCGACGGCGATGACGGGGAAGTCTCGGCCGTCTGCGGTGGAGAGGACGCGGGCTCGGCGTCATTTGGAGCGGTTGGCGGAGGCGGGTTTGGCGGAGCGTGAGCTGCGTGGGCGTGTTGGTGGTTCGACGGGGGAGTGGTTTTTCCGACCGTCAACTCCGTTACAAGATGATGAAGATTCATTTTGAGCTGTTGTGTGGATAAGTGGCCCCAATCTGTGGAAAACCAAGGGTTTGTACGGACAACTGCCTGATTCTGCCACAGAATCAGGCCCTTTTTGAGGTCAGAATACAAAGCAGAATCACCCTGAATCACTAGGAGCGTTTTCCCTGGTCAGAGCAGAATCAGTCCCCCCAAAAACCAGAATCATGACGCTCGACCCCTGGGGGTACCAGGGGGGTGGGCGAGACCCCCTTAAAGGGGCTCGCCCCCCTGGGACCACCCCCAGGGCGGGCCAGCCAATACAAAACTTGGTACAAACAAAAGGCAGATCGACATGACTAAAGTGAGCACCAGCGATCAATCAACGACCGCCACCAAGGGCCTCCCCCAATCTCGGCCACCCAGCAGCATCGGCTCATGAACGAACACCGATGCCAAAGCTGCCAAGCCCTTGTGCTCTCCAACACCGTCCCGTGCCCTCACTGCGAATCAATCAGCTTCGAACCACAACCCGACAGCTACTTCGCACCGAGACGACCTCAAAGCACCAAGCCACAACCACACCACCCTGTGTGGCTATGGATGAGCGCGCTGGCACTCTGCCTCGCCGCCATCATCGGAATCACGATGATCCTCATCGGAGGCAACCCCACATGACCAACGAAACCACCTACTACCTCCTCGACAACCCACCCAAACAACGCCAATACCACACATCACGCTCAAAACAAGTCACACGCATCGTCATACACACCGCCGAAAACGTCCCCGACCGCGACCTCACCAACGGCGACAAATCAGCCGAAAACGTCGCCAGCTTCATCCAACGACGCACCGACCACGGCTCCTACCACGCCATCGTCGACTCAGACACCGTTCTCTGGCTCATCCCACCCCACTACACCGCCTTCGGCGCCAAAAACTGGAACAGCAACAGCCTCCACCTCTCATTCGCATGCCGAACCACCGATTGGAACACACTCCCCCGCGAACGAGTCGAAGCCACACTCCGCAAAGGCGCATTCGCAGCCGCCCAAATGCTCCGATGGGTTGAACGCCACTACGGCGCCGACAACACCATCCCCATCGAATGGGTCACCCACCGCAACACCACCAAAGGTTTCAGCCCACACTCAGCCCTCGACCCATCACGCCGAAACGACCCCGGCGACAACTTCCCCCACGAAGCGTTCCTCGGCATGATCCGCGTCGAAATGGGTGGACAATCAGAACCAGCCGACACCGGCTCACTCCCCACCCAAAAATCAACCGAAGTCGGCCCTCGCACCGTCCGCACCCTGCAAACACGCCTCAACCTTCTCGGCCACAACCTCGCCGTCGACAACAACTTCGGCCCCCTCACACTCGCAGCCACACTCGACGTCATCGGCCGCCACTCCTCCGCACAAGCCACCATCGCCAGCCTCCGAGAACAACTCGTCGCCGCCGAAGAAATCCGATCATCAGACACCAGCGGACTCTCAATCGAACTAGAAGCCGCCAAAACAGACATCGATGAACTCCAACTCAAAATCGACGAACTCAACACCGCCCTAGACCCACTCCGATCTGACGCCGAAGACTGGCAAGCCCTCCGCGCCCTCGCCCACAAACTCAGCCACTAGGCCCTAAACTCCCCAACGTGGCCAAACCCGCTCGATACGACATCGACACCTACCAGAACGACACCTGGCCAGTCGGCGACGGCGGAGAAACCATCTTCACCGTCTACGACGTCGCCACCGAAGGCACCCGAACAGCCAAAGACCTCACCGGCGCCACCTTCTTCGGCGACATCAAAGCCAACACCGGACCCTCAGAAACCGTCATCGCCACATTCACCTTCGACCTCAAAAACCAAATCACCGACACCGGACAATTCAGCATCCGCCTCACAGCCGCCCAAACCGCCAACCTCGTCACCGGCACCTACCGCTACGACGTCGGCGCACGATTCGCTTCCGGCGACGTCCAAACCTACGTCCAAGGCGTCGTAACATCGACAACGCGAGTCACCGATGTCCCATGACACCGAAATTGTCCTAGAACCAGGCCCACACATCGAAATCGCCGCCGATCCCGGCCCCCGTATCGACCTCGAACTCGGCATCCTCAACTTCGTCGGCGACGGCAGCGGCAACACCCACAACCACAACCCCGTATCCCTCACACTCACCTACGATCCCGTGATCACCAGCCGACTCGTGTCCATCACCGGCACCGGAATCAACACCACACTCGGCTACGACGGCACCGGCCGCCTCGAAACCGTTGACGACAACACAGACAGCATCCGAAAAACTCTCGTCTACGACGGCACCGGCCGCCTCACAAACGTCAACGTCATCCCCCTCTAACCGGCATGCGAGGGCTGTGGTGGTTCTGGCCAACCGCCCTTGCCATCACCGTCATCGTCGAGCTATGGGCGCTCCTACGAGCCAGAGACAAGACAGCCACCAGAGCATGGCTCGCCATCGCCGACGCCCACCCCCTCATCGCGGCCGTCCACCACATCCTCACCGGCATGCTCCTAGCCTGGCTGCCGCTCCACTGGCTACTCGCTCCCATCGACCCACCAGGCTTCGACCCCATCGAAGCCGGTTTATTGCTTTCCGGCGCAATGTTCGGTGCCGGAGCATGGCGACTGCGATGCGTTACACCACCCAACCCACGGCAGTAGGCTGATCATCATGACCTGGAGTCTCGCCGGATCAGTCATCGACCAAGACGCTGGCACCACCGACAACGACCTGTCAGGACTCGCGGCAATCGCTGGAGTCACCGCCATCCAAATCGGCACCGGCGACTTCTCGTTCAACGTGTACGACATCGGCACACTCCGCATCGACGTGTTCGGCACACTGAACATCAGCCCCTACCACGAAATGGTGCTGTGCTCACGAGGAGGTGACGACAAGTTCCTCGTTCGATCCGGCGGCACGTTGAACATCAACGGCTCCCAAATCCTCAACGGGGTCACCCGATACACCGAAAACTTGTGGCTCTATCTCACAGGCAACAACGGGGCTGATCAGTGGACAGAGATCGGTCTCCGATTCATGTCCGGATCAATCGTCAACTGGGTTGGTGGAGCCGTCGTCGCCCCGGACGGCACCTACTTCGACGCCGGATCAACAATCAACATCACCAACGGTGTCATCGACCAGATCGCAACACTTGACGACGGAAGCGCCCGAGCCCAGGAACCACAAATCCGGCAATCATCTGCCGGGCTCAACGTCAACGGCTTCAAAGTCAAACGCGGATTCTTTACCCTCCTCACCATCCCGGCGACGCTCACCGGTTACGCCCCGGAACACTGCGACAAAGCCTTCGGATTCTCCTCAGGCACACCCAACGCGGATGTGCCTATCACGGGCTACGAAACCGAAGGCGATAACACCATGGACATCGCGTTCTGGTCGGGATGCCGTCCAGTGATGACCAACAACGTCAACGGCACCCTCATCCGCGTCGGACCTAACGGAGCCGGATCAGTCAACTCCTACGGCTACCTCCGCGTCCTCCAAGAGTTCAACCCGCAAATCGTTTCCGGTGACGGGCTCTCCGTTGAAGGCATCCGCATTTGGGTGGAAGACAACGACAACGGCAACCGTGACACTTACACCGGTGAGGGCTACTCCGGGGTCGACCCGAATCAGACGTTCATTTACTCCGCGTTGACGGACGCATCAGGGAACCTCGCCACCGATCTGGTCATCAACACTGGATTCGTCGTGGTTAACACCGACGACGCCACCTCGCATGTCGCGGTGAACTCCGGCCCATCAGCGTGGGACTACCGGTGCGCATCAAACGACACCACCGACGACTTCCTCGTACGCGTCGCTTCCTACCTCCACGGCCTCACCAGTTACACCGCGATCATGAAAGGCGCTGAAGCCGTTACCGCCGGAACCACGCTCTTCGCCGACCCGGCCATCACCGAAACCACCGAGGCGACAGCGCTCGCCTACACCACCCAAGAGACCGCAGCCAAAGCCTACGACCACCTCAAAGCGCTCCTCATCCGCGACTACAGCGGAGAGTCTGCGCTCACCTGCACCAAATCCGGTGACACCCTCGATTTCGGTTCCCTCGACGTCACGATCGACGGAAGCGGATCAGGCGAAGCGACCGTCGTCACCGGCACATCCGTCACCATCAACGCCACCGCATTCACCGGGAACATCACCACCACCGGCACCGTAACCCTCACAAACGATGCGACGGTCTCTGGTGTTGTCACCGACACCAACGGCACCACCCAAGTCTTGGAGCTGCTGTAATGCCCTATCAAGACTCCGCAGTCATGGTCCGCGACAACTCTGATGTCGTGCAGTACTACACCGGCGGCTCGTCGATCGTCATCCCATCAACTGGGCTCGTCATGCGAATGTCAATGGACACCGGCCTCGACGGTGACGCACCACAAAACCAAGCCACCCCATCCACCTACCAGTTCTTCCGTAACTCGACTCCTGCAGGGCCTGGTTTCGTTGCTGGTAACGACGGTCTCGCCTTCGACAATGGCGGGCGCGAAAGTCTCGAGACTGGCT